GATACTGCGAGCTTCGGATGTAGCCAGGTGCCTCCGCTACGGCCTTTGGTGGTACTGATTAAAAGGTGGGATTCCCCCACATTTAAATGTCGAGTCAGTGCATCCATGTATTTCGCGGTATCCGGCAGACGAAGCCATTCTGCTGGCTTTTTGCCAAAACGCTTCGCCACATCGGTCGCATTGATCCAGCCATCACTGTTGAAATGCACAGGCCAGCCCTGGTAGTGAAACGGGATGATGTTGCTGTGTTTGCTCATGATGCTTCCTCGCTCACCGGTCGAATAGATACGCAGCCGGGGCGGACGGATGAGCGAACATCCACCGTTCGACTGTACGGGTCTAGGCTGCGTAGTTAGGTTGCCTTGCGGCAGAAACAAAAAGCCCCGGCACGCGGGAGCGTCCAGGGCTATGGATGAGGCATAAAAAAGCCCGGCAGCTTGAAGGCTCCGGGCGACGGTGTACTTTTCTATGGACGAAAAAAAAAGCGCATTTGCGCCTTGGTTACCGCTATGTCCGCACTGCCATAAAACTAACGGGAAACGCTCAGATCGTCAATGGTGCGTCTTGCGGTCGTATAATTGCTTGGACTTGCCCGGCTGTTTGCGAGTAAAACGAACGGCCCCTTTAAGTCCTGCAGGCCTGAAATAGCCCCATTCTATAAGGTATAGAATGGGGCAATGTGTATGCCTCACCACCCACTTCTTACCTCGGAGACCGACGTGTCAGACCCCACCATCACCTTCAAATGCATCGGCCACACCAAGCGTGATGATGGCTTGATTGGGCGATACCACCTCGAAGTGACCGATGCCCGAAGCGAAAGGACCGAGGCGATCTCAGTCGAGCCCAGGCACCTCGCCTCAGCCCGGAGCATGAAGCGAATCCTCTTGGATCTATGCATGTTTTACTCGGTCACCCGCGCGACTCATGACCAGATGCTGCTTGGGTTGTTCGATCCGAAGTTTGCACTAATCCAACTCCAGCTTTAGGTCGGCTGGCCAGACTGAACATGTCTATAAGGAGATTTAAATGATCGACCCCGCTTCCGCGTCTGCAGCATTCGCTACTGTCGTCGGCCTGATCGGACAGTTCAAGTCGAGCAAAGACGGCGCCAAAAGCCAAGACTTCAACGAATTCATGACCTTCCTTATCGAAAACGGTCACTCGGAAATCAGGTCGTTGATTGAGGCAAGCCACACGACAACCATTGGCATCAAGGCCGTTCTTGGCCAGCACGCTTCCCAGGTAAACGAAGCGTTGCTCAAGATAGATACTGCGTTGGCCGCATTCGCAAGCACCTTGGATGGCTTTGCAGATATAGGATCCGGGCTAAGACCGGAGACTGTGCTCTCTAGCCAAGCCCTTGACATCCTTAGGCAATTTGAGAATGCAAAGGCGAGCACTGCGTTGGAGCGCAAGCACAGGGGACATACCCTTCTGTATATGCTGGATGGAAATAGCGGCTATATAGCGGCCGACGAGGTACAGTTCCTAGAGGATGACTTGATGCGCCTAACTGAACTAGGACTGCTTCGACCTGACAGCAACCAAAGTGGAGAGCGTCTATTTCGCTACACTAGAGCGGCCAGCAGTCTAGTGAAGGCGTCCCAAAATCAGAACGTATAAGCGGGCATCTTCATGCCTACAAGATTTAAAAAAGCCCAGCAGTTGGCTGGGCTTGTTACTGGCAACAATTACAGGTCGATAGAAATTTTCACATGGCCCTCTTTTACGCCGTAGGTCCATGCTAGACGTAACTTAGCCTCTGCTGCGCATAGCGCCCCATGTCCTGGTGACTCCTTCGAGCCTAATGGGTCTCCTATTTCGAAAAGCTTAGCTACGTCCAGATGTACATTTTGGCCGTGGCTCAATTGCTCCCGCGGAACATAACTGGAGGCTTCCACCCATTTCCCTTCAAGGAGAACGACGCCCCCCAGCTCAAGTGTTAATCTCTTAGGGGGCGAGCCTGGCGGAACAGAAAAGCTTACGATTTCCGCGAGCCATATCGGGATCCCGTTGTGCACTACCACAACGAATTCATTCGCTAGAAGCTCGGCGCCTATGAACTCTACCGTCAATCGACGCTTCGCCCTGAGCTCTAACGAGAGGTCGGCGTTGTGGCCAACAACTAATACTTTCTTCACTGAATACTCCTTTTCAGATGATTGCTACATCAGCATCCTGGTAACAGGAAGCGCGCTTGATGCTAGCTATTCGACATTATCCATGTCTAGCCCTGTCCACCCATCCAGCCTGTCTGAATGCTCAGTGCGTGCGATCTTACCCATCTCGGCTATCTGCCATCGCATGCAATGCCTCTCGCTCCATGAGGCGAACGTCCTGGAACGCCGCCGGCCGGTGCTCAGTATCCAGCCCGATCATGTCCATGACCGTGGGGAGCGCCTGGTAATCCAGACCAGTCGCCCCGCCCATGCCCATCCGCCACTGCGTGCCCATCGCCTCGAACACACCGAACGACTTCAGGTTGGTTGCCCACAGAACTATCTCCTGCTGCAGGTCCTCTGGCTTCATGCCAAGCATGGATAGCTGTTCGGCGGACGCATCAGGCGTATAGAGCGCACGGGCAACCTCGATCAGTTTCCCTCGCGAGCCTTGTTATAGGCCGCTTTGTAGGCCTTGAGAATGGCGTCCGGAACCGCCGTTGCACTGCGCACCAGGGCAAGAATATTCTCGTCATTGAACTCGTCTTCGAAGCCCCAGCCCTTGACCAGCAGCTTGATTTGCGTGACCTCGAACTCTTCCGCCTTGGCGCCATATTCCCGGACGCTGACACCATCTTTTTTGATCAGATCGGCCATTTCCTTGGAATGGGCAATCTCGTTGTCGGAAAGATCGGCCAACTGACCGCGATCGAGGTAGCCAAAAATGAACGAGACCTTGATCGGCTTATCACCGATGCGTGGGATCTCCACGTCGGTGGTGAAGGTCGGTTTTTGCTGGATAGAAATCTTGGCCACGGGCTGGGCTCCTGGAACTGGATATGGGATTGAGCGGGGATGTAGGGGTGTGGCCGCGTATTACGCGGCCAGGTAACGAACTGGGCGACCGGACATGGAGAAGGTCACGGTGCGGGTCATGACCGCGTTACGCTCCAGGGTCGGGGTGTCGGTGATCGAGCAAAATCCTGGGTACAAAATCTTGTCGCCATTCGGTAGGTTCAGGCGCAGGACGGTCTGGGTCTTGTTGTCGCTGTAGCCTTCAACCACAGGCACATAGAGCGCGGCCGGCTGGTCTTCGACGGTAATTGCCATGCTCATTGGGTTGCGGTTCGTCGGGTACTGACGGTCGTCGTCTTCCTCCAGGTAGCCAACCGTCACGAACTGCTGCTCGCCGCCGCTGAGCGAAACTCCGGTGATTTTGGTGATGCCCACCCAGCTGGTTACCGACTGGAACGAGCCCGCGCCACCGCCGGAGGTATAGAAAGACTCGTTCGCGGTGCTGATGTTCTCCAGCTTGAACGAATCAGTGTCCGCGTCGGCAACGCGACTGGCGCGACCGTCCAACTTGCCCCAACCGGACTGGAGAAGAATGACCGCGCCGTCAGTCAGGCCGTTAGCGGTGGCCGTGGCGACTGCCGGGTCAGCGTTACTGATAGCGGTGATTGCTTTTGCAACGGCAAATGCCACTGCGAGTTCCATCGTGGCGCCGTTGGGCAGCGCAATACGAGTAGCCATGGGGTATTTCCTCTTAACAACAAAGAAACCCGCTCTTGGCGGGTATGGGGGATTTCGTGGGGTTAAATCAGCTTGTGATGCGTTTCGGCATGCCGATTACAGCGATGACGATCTCGATGACCATCAACTGGTTGCGGTCCAGGATCGGAATGAGCGAGCCGCTGGCGTAGCCGGTAAACACGATGCTGGCCAGGCCACTGGGCAGCTTGAATTTCCAGGCCACCGCCGTCCGGGCATCCCTGCCTTGCCTGATTGCAGCCACGTAGGCCGAATCAGGGTCATCCTGAAAGGTCAGCTGAAAATCCATTGGGTTGCGCCCGGTCGGCGTCCGAACATCCTCGTATTCAGCGAGCGGCGAGTGGGTGGTGAATTTCTCGTCTCCGCCAGAATGGGTCAGAGCGGTGACTCTTTTCAACTCGATCCAGCTGGGGTCAGCCAGCGCCGGGGCCGCCAAAGTTGACGGATCCACATTGCTGCTGACCCATGTGGTGGTCCCGTTGGGGAGCGGTACGCGCGTGGTCATGGCTCACCCTGTAAAAGTCAGTCGCGACCGGCTCGATATTGAAACGACGCCGGAATGGTTTGGAACGCATCGCCGATGATTAGGGGGCCCTGCTCTACTGGAGTAAGCACAAGCACCTCCACGTCGCCCTGTTTGAGTCGGAGGAAAGCGGGAAAAAGTTCATCCAACGCATTCACCAGCCCTTCAGCGTCGCCTGTTCCATTCCCCGCTGGAGCAACCACGCTGACCTGAAAGACGCCGGTATAGACTCGGTCATCTCCCTGGAGGGTCTCGGTATCGGTTCCGGCAGGCATCAGAAATGCTGCCAGGTAGGTCTCCTCGTCCTCAGGCGCAAAGGCGACGCCCTGGTATGCCACTCGAAGGCTTTTCTCGGCTGCCCATATGGCTAGCCGCTGCTGATAGAGCAACCGTACGGCTAAATGGCTCATGCCTGGTTATTCCTTATGGCTTCTTCGACAATCTTCTGAAATCGGGCCAGCGTGACCCTGACCATCCCCTCCGGGGCTTGCTTGGAGTGGCCGTATTCGAGAGGTATCGCGTAGGGAAGATTATTGACGATGTACGCGGTCTGCCCAGCAGTTAGAGCCTGTACGCCCGCAATCAGCGCATTGATAGTTGCTGCGCCGCTGGGATCTACGGCATCGATCTCGCCGCCGGCCGGACTGTCGATTGAGAACTGCCAATTACCGCGAAACCGGCCGCCTACATAGCCCTTTCCAGACACAAGGTCCATGCCGTCGTTGAGCTTTCGGCCTGGCTTCAGCCGACCTGCTTTTGTGAGGTTGTCCGGATCATTACGCAATTCACCGTTGTGCGCCTCAACGGCCTTGTTGTACTGCGTTGCCACAGCATTGGCCGCCCATATCTCCGGATTGCCAACCGGCGACATGCGAATCAGACTGCTGCCAATTTCAATGACGATCTCGCGGAGACTGGCGTCCACCGCCCCCTTGGCCTGCTCTGCGAAGGCGGCAATACCGAGTTCAAAGCTACCCTGCTGACTCATAAGCGGACGTGCAACTCATAGAGAATCGGCGTTCCTGCCGGGTTGACCTCTTTCAGCGGGGGAACGATCGACCAGGCTCGCCCCTGGGCGACGACCTTACTGAGCAGTGTCGGCGGAGCGGTCAGGCCGCCTGCCGCTAACTTCAGCTTCTTGTCGCCGGTCTTGATCAGGCTGTTGGTCTGAAATTCTTGGCCGGTAAAGTCCAGCAGGATGCCCTGCCCGGTTCGCTCTGTGACGGTATCGAGGCTGGTCGAGCCGGTTGCAGGGTTATAGCTACCCTTCACCACGTCACGCAGGGTGACCGACTGACCGAACTCAGTAATCAGGTCGCGAGTCATCACGGCCATTTCGTCGTAGAATTCCAAAGTTCTCTCCAGCACTTTGCAGGATGCAAAATGAATAACTCACAAAAAGCCACGTATATTCTCGATCGTCTAAATTCATATATATTGGATGTCGAAAAGCGGGATTTTCATCGCGAGACTCTTCGCTTCGCGCTCAGAGTGGCTCTTGAGAAAACTCCAGACGAGGAGCACACGGAGGCCGCTCTGCTCAGATGCTGCCCTATCGAGGAACATCTAGATCCGGTGGACGTCGCCGCTACACAGCATTTAGCTGCGATGATCGGTGCATCCAATACGTGGCCTAATCCGCTTTTTTATAACTTAGTGATGGGCAAGCTATTTGGTTATTGAGCTAAGCCCTAACCGCAAACAAGCCGCGCCTTTGCAAATAGTCAGCGAACTGAGTAGCGCTCGGTCGATCCGGCGCCGCGGGCAACAGTCGGCCGCTGGTATTCGGAATCGTCGCGTACTCGCGGGTCACGGCTCCCTCGACACGCTCAAGGATCACTGCGCCCTTGCGGCTGTCGATGGGATTTGTGTCGTCGTTGTAGATCTCAGCACACAACGCCATCTGCCCATACGGAATGCGCGCAGGCAGATAGTTGTCAGGCTTGATCTCGCAATCCAGGTCAACGCCGCGTCGAGGCCAGGCAAGGGCCTGATCACTCGACGTCTTGCGCCCTTTCCAGGTCATGCCATCCATTGCGAGGGCGGCACGGCGCAGCAATGCCTCCTGCGCTGGCTCGTCTGCCGGAATGGTCATGCCGAACTTCCCGGCGTAGATGACCAGATCGGCGGCGCCGACGTAGCTTTCGGCATCCGGCACCCCGGTGCCGTCCTCGATGATTAGCATGTGTCAGTCCTGGGCTTTGAGCAGTTGCAGCAGGGTCGGAAGATCAGCAGCTTCGTCAAAGGCTACAGACTTTTCAGTCAGCACCGCCTTCACTTCGTCAATATTCAGCTTGTCGCGCGGATCAGCCTCCTGCTTGGACGGTTTGTCGCGATACTCGGCCTTCAGCTTCGCCTTGGGCGCCTTTTCGACCTCATCGTCACGATCATCCGTCACGTTTGCGTCGATGATGATCAGGCCTGCTTTCTTGGCAATGGCCTTTACGTCATCTTCGTAGCGATGGAATGGACCCGGAAGGTACCAGATGTTTTTCTCAGTCATGATCAATCTCCGCTGCGCCGAGCAACCCCGGCGCAGACATCAGGGGTTACTTGGCGGCATCACCGATCAAGGCAACACCAGCGGTATCCTTGATGCTGGTGGCGGTCTTGTCCCAGTTCGTGCCAGTGGCAAGCGCCGCGCTGGTTGGCGACTTACCACCGTTGATGATGTCCCAGGTATAACCCTTGAGACCGAGGCCGAAGGTGTAGTCAACTTGGATAGTGGTTTCGATGCGTGCCTTACCGTTGTCGGTGGACACGTTCGAGATGATGTCGCGGTTGTCGTGTACCAGCGCCGAACCGGTGGCAAGTGCAAGGATGATCTCCTTGTTCGGTGTGCCAGTCTGCGCAAGCGCAGGAGCGTCGGTAACGATTGATGTCTTGCCGAGGATATCGACGACACGGACGTTGCCAGCCACGAACAGGTTCGCGGTGTTAACCAGACCTTGGCCGACCAGTTTGTGCCAAGTGCTGCCCTGCATCACTTGAGCCACCAAGTTCTGGCTCGCATCACCGAACCTGGCGTGAGTGCTGTTAAGCGCGGCTTGACTGATACCAGCGGTGGCCGAGACATCGTTGGTCGCCAAGGCCTGAGCGCTGATCGCAGCAACCAATGCGGCGATGGCAGTGTTCAACTGATCCTTCAGCAGCACCTCGGCGAACGCACGACTCGCAACCTCAATGCCTTGCACTGTAGGGCGTTGCAGCCAGGTCATCTGGGATGGCTCGTAGCGCAGCGGGCCGAAGCCGCCTGCTACTTTCACGGTGTTGTTCTGCAACTCAGTCAGATCGACCGGGGTCACGGTCGCGTTAGCGCCATAGCGATCAACGCGGCGTTGAGCCGAGCCTAGATTTTGGAAGAACGACTCTTGGAGGAAGTCGCCAGTGAAGCCGTCCGGAGACAGCACGATCGCGCCATTGCTGGCTTCGTTGAACGCTTGGATCATTTGATCCAAGGTTTCCAACGTTGCGGGCATGATGTGATCGTTGAAAACCTGCATTTGAGACAGGGACATGAATCAGTTCCTTACTTAAGGGGGAGATCAGGGAAGCGCGAGGCGATAGCCGCCGTTCGTTCCGTCTTGGTGCCGCCGATGTTGCCTTTTGCGGCCCCGCCGCCATTCCCAGCACCAGGGGCCCCGCCTCCCGATGCCTTACTGCCCGCGATCAACGGCGCGAATGCCGGATCGTTGGTAAATTCTGCTTTCAGCTCATCAAGCGTTGCCGCCGAGAGCCGACCGGATTGGTCCAGGACCACTACGGTAGGCTTGCCTTCACGCAGATCGACACTCAGCCGACCTTCGATATGAGGCAGCAACGCCTTTGCGCTGCCTGGAATTGCCAATGCCGATGCGATGTCAGTCGCTGCACGGCCTACGGTCAGATCCCGAATCTGCCCGTGGAGCGTGGCGCGCTCCTGCTCAAGCTGGGTGCTCAATTCGCTTTCGCGACGAGTGAATTTTTCAGACCAGGACTTTTCGAGTTCTTCGACGTTGCCCGCTTTGCGCAGCGACTCTTCGCGATCTAGGCGGGCCTGATCTTCGGCATCCTTACGGGCCTTTTCAGCGGCTTTCTTCTCGCCGAGCAGCTCATCGACCTTGGCCTTCAGGCCGGAGACGTCTTCCTGCTGAGGCAAGCCTTCAATGCCGAGCACGAACTTGCCGTCTTTTTCGGTGTACAGCGGGCGCACGGCTTCGTCGACGCCATCAAGGGTGTCCAGTTGGAACTTCAGCATTGGTTGTCTCCCAGAGACTTAGACGCAGGCCCTGCCTGCTAGAAAGGCCACAGCAATCGCTGAAGCCGTACAGCATCCGCCGACAAAAATACCTATTTGCTTAATTTTTATACGACAGATAGTATGAATTGCTTTTTAATTCACCTTGTCCGGTGGATCCATTTTATCGAACAGCAAGCAACCAACCCCCGAATCAGGAATTTAGTCATGCCCGAAATTTTGAACCCTAATAATGCGATCGTTATTCAGCAGCCTAGCGCGCAAGCCACATTCTCAAAAACAACTCTGGCAAAGGTTAGACTGACCCAGCAACACTTAACCGACGCTAAAGCAAGTATGATTCACGACATGTCTACTCAACGCCTAAGCCCGCAAGAGATGTTTGATAAAATCAATCAGTTGCAGAACATCCAGGTAAGTCTGGATGCGGTTATCGAGACGGTGTCTGCTTCGGTTCCCGAAGCGTTTACTGATGCTGACGCGCCAGGCATGCGCGCCTTGAAAAAAGACAACGATCTTACGGACGTGGAGGTGGCCAAGCTCTACGACACCAACCAAACTAAAGTGAACCGGATTCTCAACAGCCCACTCAAGAGTTAAGGCCCGCTCGCTCGAATGCCAACGGCTCAAGCGTCTTCATCTGCTCCAGCGTCAACGGGTTGAAGTTCCGATCAAGCTGCAGCTCTGAGAACCGCTCGACACTCAGCCCGCCATCGCGAAACAGCTTTCCACGGACCGGGCCAATGGCCTTGTCTTGGAAGGCCGCCGGCTGTTGTTGCAGCCACTCGTAATAGGTCTGATCGGCGCGGACTTGCTGAGGCCCACCCTCGCCGACTGATGCCCGTGTAGCGCCCTGACTGAACAGAGCGCTGAATCTAGTTACGGCAACCACGGTCGACCGGCAGCGAATGTGCAGTGGCGGCCTAGGCCCTTCAGTCAGCTTGAACCGCCGCCCATCCAGTGTCCGGCACTGCGCAGTTGTGCGCGTATCCAGGGTGCTGACCCACTCCACCGACTGAACGACATCGCTGTTTTCCTTCAGCGTCTCCATTCGCGCCTGGGTGGCTACGTGCTGGACTGCTGTGCGGACGATCGCCTCGGCGTTTCGGTTGGTCGTGGCCAGTATGCCGTCGTTATAGTTGAGCGCCTTGGTGCCGCGAACCGCCTTGATGATCTGAAAATTGGTCTGGCCTTCGAAGAATCCCTGTCGGATCGCGCCGGTTAGGCGTTGCCGCTCGTTCGTGGTGAAGCCATCAATGAACGTTTTGAGCAGCTTCCCGCCGTCGGCACCGCGCACGCTGAGCGGATTGGTCAGGATGGCCGCACGAATTGCAGCAACCCCAGGCAGCACCGCATCGAACACAACACCAACCGGCGCGGCCCGGGTCAGGCTGGTCGCCTCGAACTGGGCCTCGTAGTTGGCGATGTCGACCAGATCAAGGTTCAACTGATCGCTATACCGATCGAATATCCCCAGAAGCAGGCTATCGACCTCAGTAAGCAGCCTCTCCAGCCTGGCGGTGGTGTAATCGGTCAGATCCGCGCGACTGAGCTGATCACGAATGGACCGGTCAATCTCCTTCAGGAAGGGCGCGAACTTCTCCACCTCACCGGACTTCAACTGCTCGAGGAAGACAGCGTTCCGAATGGTGGCGTCAAGGATTGCCTGATTGGCCGCCATTTGGGATTACCTCGTTGCCGTCGTCCAGATCCGGGCCAGGGCTTTGCGCGGCCAGTTCGTCACGGACGTCATCGTTTGTCTTTTCCGGATCAATAACCCCGCGATCGCGCAGGTACTGCCAGAAGTCGGACTCAGGCAGCTTACCGCCCTGTACCGCGGCGAATAGCTGACCGAGGATGTTCGCGTCGAGACTGATCTGAGTGAAGTCTTGGTTCAGCTTGTAAAGCGTCTGGCCGGTAGCTCCAACGAACTTCGCCATCCAGACCAGGCATTGGTCGTAAGCCTCACTGACGTTGCTCACGACCAGCGACAGAACGCTGTGCTCTGCCGCGCTGTCGTTATCGGCTTGGGTGGCGGTCTTAACCGCACTGCCTCGCTCGATCAGCCTGGCGCCGAGGGCGACCAATTGGTTTTCCTTGGCGTCCATGGCCTCTTTGATCATGGTGTTGGCCTGGGCCTGAAGGATGCCGGCCGAGCCTTCCCTTGGGAGCGGAAGAATTGCCCTGGAGC